CCCCTAGGGACCCTCCCGTGCTTGCACGTGGTGAATTACACCATCTTCACGCCATAAATCCAGGAGGGAGCAAACCCTACCTGGCCGTTCTTAAGGAGCTACTTGTGACTATCTCTAAACGCCAGCGAAGAGTCGGGTATAAACTACTCGGCTCTGAGGCGTTTCGTAAGTCTGGCGTTAAATTCGCCACTTACGCAGGTGACTCGGGCGACTTGCTCGAAACACTTGAGAGTGAGTCTCACCAAGTTTCACAACTTGGTAAGACTCGTAACGATATCGGTGGGCCATTCCATCACTGGGTGACCAAATTCTCCGATATTCCTCAGGTTGTTAACGTGACAGATAGCAATGGTAATGTCCTTCGTGGACATGCCGCTGCTCTGTCCGTTACAGAGGTTGCTGCCGAGCTATCTGTGCAGAATGCTTCTGCTGGCGAAGGTAAAACACCTACTAAAGGTGACCTTAACGCAGCAGGAACTACTGCTATAGCTCGGTGCAATCCTGATAACCCGAATGCTGCCCTTGCACAGTTTCTCGGTGAGCTTCACGAGGGAATACCTCGTGGAACCATCGAAACTATGCAATCGCGTACAAGGAAGTTCAGGGCTTTAGGCTCTGACTACTTGAACGTCGAGTTTGGCTGGGAACCTTTTGTCTCTGACATAAAGAATCTCTGCCATTCGGTTGTCCACTCTCATGATGTTATTTCACAATATCATCGTGATGCGGGCAAGCCTATTCGGCGCAGCTACCGTTACGAACCACAAGTAACAACGACTGAAATAGTGGATGTCGGAGCGAAAGCTCCGTTTCCACTATCCTCATCGTTGTTCCATGGATCAGGAGGCAAACGTACTCGTACGCGTACTGTAACCACTAACAAGTGGTTTTCTGGTGCTTTTACTTATCCATTGTTCCTTGACGGAACTCTTATGGGTAAGTTGCATCAGCATTACGCGGACGCCCAACATTTGTTGGGTATCGGGCTTACGCCTGATGTAGTATGGGAGCTCACTCCATGGAGCTGGCTCATCGACTGGTACTCTAACGTTGGTGATGTTATGACCAACGTTAGAGCATTCATGTTCGATGGGCTTGTGATGCTGTACGGCTACATAATGTGGGAGATCCACGCCGTTACTGATGTGTACTTGGTAATTCCCAAGTACTGGTCAGACGGTTCGGATCACACAAGTGTAGCCAAGATCGAGACTGTAAACCAGAATCGACTTCCAGCAACACCCTTTGGATTCGGGGTCGATCTTGCTAGTCTTTCGGCAAGACAGATCGCAATCCTCGGAGCGCTAGGATTAGTCCTAGTGTTATGAGACTTAGAGTTAACTGAGTCTCACCCACGGCTGGAAATCTCCAGTCCGCCATAGCGGTTCTTCCGCTTGAAAACGAAAGAGTAAGTGCCATGGCTTTCGCCGATCCGCAGTCAATTACTGTGAACGCAGTTGCCCAGTCAATGCCGAGAACTGGATCCGGACCTTTGTCCGGCCAGTTCTCGACGGCTGACGGCATCTTTCAGCTCGAGGTCTCTCACCAGCACGGTAAGAGGAATCGACACGTGATTCGCGTCACACAGACCAAGACTGTCACCGACCCGCTTGTGCCGGCCCAAAACGTTATCGCTTCCATGTCGACGTATGTCGTTGTGGATGCGCCAACCTTCGGGTTCAGCAACACCGAGCTCAAGTACGTCGTCGATGCGCTTAGTGCGTATCTGGCGGCCTCTTCTGGAGCGAAGGTGACCCAGCTTCTGGGCAACGAGTCGTGACCAGTCCTTCTGACGTTATTCTTGCATGCAATGGTACGCTACTCGCGTTCATTGCTGTGCAGGTTCGGAAGATTTCTTCCGATCCTATTCAGCGAAAGCTGTCTAAGAAGCGTCAGAGGAAAAGCTAAGGGATTTTAGTCCTTAGCTTAGTTGTGGGAGTTAGTCATGGTTAACTCTATGGCTAACTTCCTCAATTACTCTTGGTCCTTGACTGATTTGTGCGAACAACATGGCTATGGATCACTCGACCCCCGTTAGGAGGCGCGTGTGAAAAGCCTGATATTGCTCTGGCGTGAACTGCTCGATGATCTGGGCAGTTGGTGTTGTACAAGCACTACGTTGGACCTTAAAACAGCCCAACGTCGGATTGAACACGAGGGGTTATCATTTTTAACAATAACCCTGTCGAATTTCGCCGCAGACTTCGAAAAAAGTCTAGAGCGAGGATTCGTCGATCACGCTGTGTTTGAAGGATTTTCCTTCCACAGAGGAACTCCCAGATTTCTGGGTGGTTTCCTTGATCTTGTGTTCGATCGTGCTACAGGTCGGCTACTTAATTCGCCGTCCATAGATGCAATCTTTGCTGTACGTCAGCTAACGCGGGCGTTCAGTAAAGTTCTCCTTCCTGCTAATGAAAGTAGGGTGGAGAAAGCTATGAACGGTTACATTAAGTGTGAGCAAGAAGTTAAAGACTCTGATAGGAGCATGAAAAATGCAGACCTTTCACATTATGAAAGGGTATCAGGTCTACTATGGGCAGATGTACTTTCCTACGTTGACCACAAAATCAACGCAGGAGACATCTTTCCTAGTCATGGACCTGGGTCCACTGCTGATCGAGTTTCTGGTAACCAGAAATTCGACCAGAAAAGCTGGACATCCAGGTTGGAGGCGATCTTTCCTTTCGGTGAGTTCGCAATTCCAAATTGGAGGTATCACTACCTCCTTGACCATGTTGACTTCTTCGAACCCGGGGAGGAATTACCTGTTAAAGTAATTCCTGTTCCTAAAACGTTGAAAACTCCTCGA